CTATTTTTCGCCTCGTTAATTTCATCTTCCGTAATAAAGGGTGTATCATAACTTGTATATTTTAATGATAGATAATCAGGTGTCTCTTCACTTACACCTTTATTGTATAGGTTATAAAAATAGTTCTTACCCTTTGGTGTGGATATAAACAATATTTTCTTACCTCTTACTAATGTTGCTGGTCTTAATACCTCATTCCATACCTCATCTCTAATGAACGCAGCTTCATCTACTACGAGAAAATCTAATGTATAACCTCGTAGGTTGTCTGGTTTCTCTCCTGACTTAAAGTGTATGGTTGAACCGTTTGTTAGTTTAATCCATACCTCACTTCTATTTGTGGTCTTAATTAATCCTGTTTCCTTTAAGGCTTTAACCAATTCATCAAACACTTTCTTTGCTTGTGAATAGATAGGACTAACCCAAAACCCAACACTATTATCATTTTCTAAACACCATTTTAATAATAAGTTCTGTGCTAATAATGATTTACCAAACTGTCTACCACAATCAATAATGATATACTTTGCCAAAGAACTTTCAATCCTATTTATACACTCTCTTTGTTTTGCGTGTGGTTTGAATAATCTTATATTCATTAAAATACTTGTTTGTGATATGTTAATATCTTATTTGGTTGTCGTCCAAACTTTACCCACGCGTATCTACCAAACCATCTTTTATCCCCTACGATGTGTAGGTTCTGTATATACCAACCTTTCTTCTCCATCTCTTCAACTCTGTTCGGTGTAAAAACATTTAACGATGAAAAGTTAATTAACCAAAATATCTCTCGTCTTGTTGTCTCCATCGCCTTTTGATGAAACAACCAAAATAATTTGCGTGGGACAAATGGTGGATTTGATAATGTTATATCTACATCACCTTCATAAGTTAGATAATCCTTACCCATATTAATCTCACAGAATATATTATCTGTATTAGTTGGTAGGTTATTGTAGAACGCTCCATCACCAAAACAAGGTTCCATTACTTTATCTCCGTCTTTAAAATCAATTAGGGATATAAGATGTTTAGCCATACCCTCACTTGTGTAACATATAGTGGGGTCTTTGGCAACCATCTCACTTAATCGGTCTGTTCCGTCTGCTTCATTTTTCCATTCCCAAATCCTTTCTCCCATAATAATTAATTTTCTTCATCACCAAAGGACACTCTTATTATTCCCTCGTGTTTTATGTTTATCTTTTCAGGTGCGTCAATCCCTTGTATTTTTCTAATATCTTCTAATACCTTTCTTGATGTTCCAAAGTCCCCTGTCTCTCTTGCTTCTTTATATAGGTCATATAACTCATACACTTGTTTATTAATCAACTGGTCGGTCTCTAATGAGAAACGGGATTTAATAATACCCCAACACTTGTTCCACTCTCTATACGCGTTGTGTTTAGACATATCATACTCGTCCATAAACCATTCAACAAACATCGTATAGTTAAGGTGGTCCTTAATAATCTTTTCAACACAGACCTTTAACCTATTCTCTAATTCTAACTTTGTGCTCTTTCTAAACTCTCTCTTATCCATAATTCTCTTAATTTTTCTTTTACAAAACCTTCCCAACAATTGCGACAAGTGTACGCTATACTCTCTTCAAACCTTTGATTGTAGTATGTGTATAACATTTCCTTCTCACCAACACTTATTGGTTCGTTTCTAATAATCCCTTTATTAATCAACTCAAACCCCACCAAATCATCTACTGGTGCTGGTTTCTTATTCTTACAATTACAACCCATAGTTTCCCTTTTCTTTATTCCAATTATCTCTTATTGTCTTCTTGACTTTTCTTATGTGGTATTGACAAGTTGATAGTGGTATAACTAACTCGTCCGCCAATACTTGTGCGCTATACTCCTTCTGTATATATGTCCTAAACAATAAAGCACTAAACCAATTCATCTTATTTAATTCTTCCTCTATAAACTTTAATTGTATTTGTTCTACACTATCCTCCTCATATTCCTCGTCTGCCTGTTCTAATATAACATCTTTGGAAAGGATTGTGTATCTTTTAAACTCCCTATAAAACTGTGATGTGTGTGATGTAGATTGTAGTTTGATTGTACGGGATATGTATTTTAACTTATCCTTGTCGTCAAGATTATCAAGAAACGTACTGTCTTTTTTTAATAAGAACTTTTCTAATGTAAAGTGTAATACTTCCTCACCGTTATGTTTGTCTATCTTGTTGGATAGTACAATTAAGTTATTATAGTTTTTGTTTAGCCAACTCAAAAAGGTCATTCTGTAATATTGTTATTGCGTCCTTTAACATCTGTGCCTGACTATACATTTCCAATTCTACAAACTGGTCCTGTAAGGAGTTAAGGTTTATTATTGATATTTCAAATAGGTCTGGTAATTCATCTCGGGTGTAGTTGTTTAATAGGGATATAGTAGTGGTGAGTGTAGTGGACGCAACTTGATGTGCTACAATATCTTTCTCCTCTTGTGTTAATGTAAAATACTCTGTGGTGTCGTCGTCTCTTATCTTTTCCATCAATCTTTTCATACGAGGTTCCATCATTATCATAATTTTACTTTTGTTCTTGCTTATCCTATTCATAGTATAAATATTTGGTTATACAAAAAAACACCCTCGCGTTTAGAAACAGATGAGAGTAGAACTGTCCTAATGGAGGGTGTTATGGATTGAACCATTACTTTTAATATATATGTATATAAATTAGTCATTCCTTAAAAATAATTTATATACTTTATTGTTGTAGGTCATTATAGAGTTAGCCGATATATTGTACTTTACCGCTAAATCTTTTAACTGTACCTTGTCTATAAAAAACTCATATAGTATTTTGTTGATGGTGGTTTCATTATATCCTTTCTTCTCACCACCTTTAACTGTTATGTACGGTAGTTTATCCACCGTCATTTTATTTCTTATCTTTACGTACTGTCTCTTTATATCACCTCTACGTTCACTATCAAACTTTATTTCCCAATTACCATCTTTATCTTTTATACCAGGTTTGTAGAATATATTTTTTTCTTCATTATATAACCAACCAATTGCTGTTAATATTTCCTTTGTATAAAATCTTTGGTAGTCGTCCAGATATACACCTGGTTTAGGGGGACAACGCAAAGTTCCTCCATTTTCTTTCTTAACCTCTTCTGCGTCGTAGTACTTCTTCTTCTCAAACGTCTTGATACATTCCTTACAAATAGATTTTCTGTACGCGTAATAACAATCAGGTTCTTTTGGTGTGTTACATTTAGAACATACTTTGAGATTTTTAATACGTAGTTCTTCTTCTTGTATTTTCTTTTGGTCTATCTCTTTCTGTTTGGTTTTGGATATTCTATTCTTTTCTTTCCAATCCCTCGCTTGTTTCCTAAAACAATCATTACAATACTTCTTGTAGTAGGTTCTACCATTATCCTTTCTAACTTCCTTGAAGTATTGGTCTATCGGTTTTTCTATATTACACTTGTTACATACTACCATCTAATATATAAATATTTCCCGATAGACCAAACGCCAATTTATTTTTAGAAGTTGTAAATTAAAAGTTCGGTGGCTTGATTTTGTCTGGCACCCTTCTTCGCTGCTGACGCTTTACTAAACTCCTTTGTGGACCACCCATACTCGTCCTTTGGAAACCATACGTTCAACTCTTCAAACTCGTAGTAGGATAAACTAAAATGTCCTTTAATCTCCTTAACCTTGTTTGCCAAACAAATATGTTGCTGGACGCCGAACTGGTGATTTGAGTAGTACTTCTCTTTCTTGTGGTACGGTGGGTCAATATAAAAATATGTAGTTGGACTATCATACTTGTCTATCACCTCGTTGTAGTCAAGATTTTCTGTGAACGTAATTCTATCAAACTGTTTCCTGAACTTCTTACTCTTCAACTTATTCATAAAGGATATTACCTTTGACTGGTACTTTCCTTTGTAGTACATAAAGGTTGCAGTGTTCGGTCTTGCACCTGAATAGATTTGGGATAATACATACACATACTTTGTTGCTATATCCATTCTATTCTCATCTGTGATGATTAGGTCTGGACTGAATATCTCTTGTTGATATTCCTTGAATAGATTTATGTATGGTGTAGGGTCTTCTACAATTCCTTTCTTTTGTATTGGTAGAACACTTAACCTATCGTACAATTCATCGTACTGTTTAACACAGTTGAAGAGGTTTGTATTTAACGAATTAAAGTCATTATAGACCACTTCTTTTAAGTTTGGATACTTTGTTAGGTCAAGGTTGAAGAAGACCCAGAACATACCTCCAAAGGGTTCTACGTAGGTTTCTATGTTTGTTGGGATATGTGGAATTATCCACTTGCTTATTTTTGATTTTCCACCGATGTAACTAATCATTCATTTTCATTTACTGTATAACCTATACGGTCTGTTATGTTCTTCGCCCAACCTAATGGTAAGAACGCACACAACTTGTATGTCTCGTTGATGTTTCTGTGGTAGTAGGTTGAAGCGTTACTGATATACACTTGTTGCCACCACTCATCAGGGATTGTTAGTTTCCTTAAATCAAACGACCACACACCTTTTGGTGTTGATACAATATAGCGAAGTTTTGGGTTATTAGCAATACTAAATAACTCATCGTACTTCTTTTTTTCAATTAGTGCCCTACCGCGATGTTTCTTCATACATTTCAGCTCCGCTTCTAAATGATGTTCTTTTGAGTAAAAATCACTCGGGTCAAACTCCCCGTTCTTCTGTGCGTCTGGAATAATACTTGTCTTGATTAATTCCAATAGTTGTTCTTCTCTCATATTGTTCTTTGGTTGACCTATACACCAGTAGGTTTTTAAATTGTTATTATACTAATAAATATAAAAATTGTTAAAACGTGCCACTTTTTTTTACAATTCTAAAAACTTTTTTACTTTCTCTGTTGAGGATAGTTTCTCTGGTGCGTAATGATTTAAAATGTACCAGTCATTAGTTGATAGATTTTCTATTCCTAAATTAAGTAGAAAGTTAATGTGCTTCTGTTTTTCCTCTCGGTTGAACTTACTAAACTTTGAGTAGGATATTTCTTCATCTCTCCACACCCAGCTTCCTGTTTTTGTTAATTTCATATTAGTTATATTTTAATTGATTGATATTCCATTATTGTTGAATAGTGTTGATTGAATAGTACTGGTTCCCTCTGTTGGATAAAATCTAAATCACCAGTATCTAATTTCTTATTCAGGTTAGGTATTGTTTTAAATATTTGTTTTAGTAGTACTATTAGTTCACCTTTTCTTTTAAATAACTCTTCAACCGAAGGATTAACAGGAGGATTAACAGATATACTAACAGTTTCTTTATCATTATGTTTAACAGTAGGATTAACAGGTATTGTTTCCTTTGTGGTAGTATATCCATCTACGTTATTATCGTATATGGAACTACTCTCTAAACGTATATCATCTACGTTATTAACGTACACCATATCCTCTATTAGAGTAGAAGGATTTACTCTGTACCAACCTGTTCTATCAAATCCTTTCTTGTTAAAAACACCCTTGATAAGAACACCTGTCTTTACTAATTTAGTTAAATTGGTTTCAATAGTCCTTTGGTTTATACCTGTCTGTTCTGCTAACTCTCTTGCAGATATAAAACCAGACCACCAATACTCTTGATGGTGTCTGTCCTTTACCTTGTTCTTCTCGTTATACTCACACCACCATCTTATCCTACCAATAATTGAAGCAGATATAATACCATACCTTTTAGTATCTTCAACTGAAACGTAGTAATACTCGTTTTTATTTTTCATAGTTATACAAATAAAATAGGGTCACCTAACTACTCACAGTCCTTCACCTCTGTTTTTGTTAGACAACCCTAAAAATCTTTATGTCCGTTTTGTGAAGGAGGACCTACATTAATAAATATAACAAAAATCCTCAAAAGAAAAAAACTTTTACTAATATTTTTTTTTGTGGATTATTATTCGTAAATTAGTAGAGTAATAAATTAATAACATCTAAACAGATAAAAAATGGCACAGGATTATCAAGATTTAAGTATGGGGTTTGACCGAACACAATTATTCAAAGAACACATACAACCACAAATCAATCGTACAGCAGCTTTACGTGCGGTACTGGACTTTTGTAAAATGAACCAAATAAAACTCACTACCAAAGAACTGATGAAGTTAGTAGGTAGATACCAACAATTTATTGAAACAGGTGATAAGAGTTGGGTTGAGGCGGTTGACAACTATATTATGGCGAAGTACGAAGAAGACAATATCTAACTTTAATTGTTCCATATATAAACACAAGTGTAGAGGTGAGGAATGGTGTTTCCAATACCCTTTACACTTTTTTTGATTTTATATATATTATATGTAGGTGGGGTTTTTATATTCTGTGCCAACTTTCATTACTACACCCCACCCGTATTGTTATACAAATAAGAACCCCCGATTTTGTCGGGGGTTTCTGTTTATGGTAGGTAGGTTTATTTACTTCTAACGAACACAGGTTCTTCAAGGGTTGAACCATAACCACCACCCTCTTCTTCTAACACTTCAATCATCTTTATGAAACCGTCTATCGCTTCGTTAATATCATCTGTAACAAAGAATAGGTTGGTAGGTACAGCGTTACAAGTACAATTAGTTTCATCATCGTTTGATAATAGTAAAGTAAATCCTCTTACATCACCCTTCTCAAATCTTGTAACAATATAACCTGTTGCAATTTCTACTACATTCATTTCCATAGTTGTATTATTTAGATGTTTGTAATTGTTCTTGTGAATAACACCAAAGGATATACATAAACAGGTCACATTTAACCCCGTAGGTTTGTCTTACTGGTAGGTCCATCAACCCTAATGTAATATATTCCTTCGCTAATTTAGACCATCGTTCACCAACCCAATTGTATAGTTCTTCACTATCCTCGTCTTCACACATAGTAATAACGAACATCTCAAAAGGGAAATTGTCCGCTCCACCTGCGTCTTTTACTTTTTGATAGTCCTGTAATAAACTATCTCTGTGTGTCTTGTAGAACCCTTTAAGGTTCTTAATGTACTTTTTCATATCTGTTAGATTTTTAATGAGACCCAAAGGTAGGAACTAATTTCCACACCACCAAAACTTTTTTTACTTTTCCCAAAATCGTAGATATTTATTATAGTAGGAGGCACAGAATTGATATGTTAATAACTTGTTGATAAGTTATAGTCATTATTTTTGGTTGGTAAGTTCTACCACCATCATCTCATTAGAGACGATTTAAGACCACCTACACCGTTTTGATACAATCATACCACCCACACCGAGAAAGTCCCACCAGTCCAATTGGGGATAATGTGAGTGGATATGTGGAAAAGTTCTTTGTGTAGGATTTGGTGGTGTCAAAATATGGTGGTATATTTGTGTATAGTTCTTTGACTTAATAAACATCTAAACTCTCGGTGGAGTATAACACCGATATAAAATTATGAATAGTAATTTTAAGTTCCTTACAAAGGAAAAGAAAGGGTATGATACAACCCTACCATTATTAAATAATGTGTATCCACTAACACTTAATGATGAAAAGAAACAAGTGTTTTTAGAGATATTAAATCACTATGATTTAATGATTAGACGTAAGGAGATTTACTTTGAAGAAAAAGTATTACACATTTTTAATACGATGTATGAGAGATGTGTTACTAACACCAGTAGTAGGTTTGAGTTTTTCTTAATTGAATTGTACTTACTACAAGATGTGTTTGAAGATGTAGAACCTATGTATGAAGACACCCCACAACAAGAAACCTTTGAGGATATATGGAGAGGTGATGAGTATGAAAATAGTATAGCTTTTTGGACTACGTTGTGGGAGGAGATTTGGGAATTACAAACGGAACATCTTATATCTCTTTATATGTAAAAATATTTCTTCCCCCAATCAAGAACCCATCTGTAATGGGTGGGTTCTTTTACTTAATTAAACACACAGGTAATAAGTGTCTAAAACCACAAATAAGATGAGAGAAAATAAATTAAAGTTAGTCGTTGAACTAAACGACTTTAACGAAGTTCAAGAATTGGTAGGGTTAGTTACCAAACAAGTCGGCCACTTTTGGTCCAGATGGGATAAACAATCCACACCAGACCAAAAAATCCTTATGGAAATGTTGAAGAAAAATCCTAACACATTACCAGAAGATATTTTAACTTACTTTGATAGTGAGAGTGAGATGATGATGTTTATGTTAAGAACCAAAGATTATTTTTGGAATTACATAAACGCACTTGAACGATTAAAAGATTTACAAAAGGCAGTAGATAAATTAAACTATGGTAGAATGGACCAGTTTGAAGATACACACTATGGTCTCCACTGGGAAATGTAAAATACAATCAAGAATCTACCCGTAATGGGTAGGTTCTTTTAATAAACAAAATTAAAATTAAATAAAATGGATAAGCAACAAATTAGAGATGTGTTAGACACAATTAACGACCGACTTAACGAACTATACATCAACAACGAGATTGGTGGTGATGATATGGACGACTTTAATAATTGGCTTGAACTAATTAGAAAGGAACTTACTATTGACGATTTAGTTAATAGAGTATATATGTTTGAAGAACAAAGACGAGCGGATATGGAAAAATACAAACAAAAAGATTAATATGAAAAATAAATCCATCTACCTAACTAAAAATGAAAAAGATTTATTACTTAAATTATTAAACCAACATTTGGATAATTGTTCTAAAACAACTGAATATTTTGATGTGTGGAAAAAAGGTTTTATTAAGACAATTAAAAAATTAGAAACCCAAAACGATTAGTATGAAAAGTGCAACAATAACATTAACCGAAATGGAAATATCAACATTTGCTTCTATAATAGAACATATGAATTATGGGAAATATCCTGGTGACGAAAAATGGAATAATATGTCTATTGATGATAAAGCAATCTTTCTTGTAATACAAGAAAATCTTTTAAGTATCCTTGATAAAATAGGTAAATCTAAACTTAAATAAATTAGAAGATAATGGATAGGTATTTTCTGTTAGATGTTTAGACCTATTCATAAAACCTCATCGTTAATTCGGTGGGGTTTTTTTATATCCCGTAGTAATAGAAGTGGTGGATAATCATTACCACATCAAAGGATAAAGCGAATAGAACCCACGCTAAACATAGGTAGACGTAATACTCAATTAATTTATCCCCTATCTTTTTCAATCTGTTTCAATTTACTTTCACTCCAACTTAACGCTGACTTACCACCCCACAACAATACTGATATTGTACCACACGCTTTTGTATCACCTTCATCGTAATACTCCATCGCTCTACTCAAATAACTATACATACGTTTGATGGTCTCCTCACTAATAGGTTCACCATTAGCCAACTGTTGTGCACGTACTTTACCAACTTGTGTGGCACACCTATTTTTATTTTTTTCGTTTAGTTCAATACCACGTTTCGCGTTGTTACGTACCGATGATGGGTAGTCGCTGTACGACTTAAACTTCTCCAATTTGGAAAAGTGGTCGTTCTTTTTTATATCGTGAACTTGTCTGGCAACACTAAACTTGTCTTCCCAACTACTAATACAAATTGCGTAGCGTTGGTCTGTTTCAGGATACTCACCTGATAGTTCACTCATACAAGAGGAGATAAACTTATTCTTCGTCTGTCCCGCTTTCGGTTTCGGTATTGGCACTTTCTTCTATATTAATTTCTTCGTTAGGTGTTGGGGTAGGTACTACTACTTCTACTTCATTTACTGGTACACCGTTTATTGAAACGATTTTACCATCTACCATATTTCTTTTTTCCATAATTAGTTTCTTGCTTTTCTGTCGTGTTTATTATAGGACTTTTTGTATCTACCACCTTTCCTTTTACCGAAGGTGACTTTGTTGTTTGTACCTGACTTACTTTTTGCCATACAATATTGATTTTATTTTTTTCAATTCTTTCTCTTTATCTATCTTTCTAATATTTGATATTGCTATTGTAGGTGATACAAGTTTCTTTGTATCCTGTTCTGTGTACGATGGTAGACCTGTTGTATTTATCATTTTCCAAATAATTTATATAATAGATTATGTTTGTAGTCGTAGTGTCTCATCACCATCTCTGCAATTTGAAAGTCCAATATATTGTTGGAACCTTGTAAGTTTCTATAACTCATTAGATACTATTTTTCTTTTTTAATTTACGATTTTCAATCATCAGTTCGTCCACCATCTTTTGTAGGTCTTGAACCTTATTGTTTAACTCGTGTATCTCCGCCTTTAAATCGTCAATAATTTTAGTGTAAATACCCACAGACAATTCAAGGTTTCTTAATACCTGATTATCTGTCTCTGCACTTGCTTTACGTCTACCTACAAAGTAACCAATCAAAGTGGTTACAATCGTCATTACAATCTGTTCTATCATCTTCATTTTGTTTTGTTATACATTATTACCAATCACAACCTGGTGGGTCTGTGTGGTCCAGCTCACTATACTGTGTTATATTATTATTGAAACTGTTTGGTGTACTTCTATATGACTTACTATCCAATTGTATCCCTGAAAAATAGTTGTTCCATCTCTGTGACCTTACAACCTGATTTGAATTAGATTGTGAGATAAGTGGATACCAACCGATATTGATACGGATAAACTCTTGTAGTTGTCTTCTGTATATGTCCGCTCTGTTAGTCAACATAGAACGTAGAAACTTAATCTCTTCAATACCTACTGACTTTCTACCATCACCATCTGTACCAGACGTTACACCGTTATTCACCATCTTCATATAGATAGATAATGTGCTCTCGTGTGCTGCCGTCCAAATTAAAAAATTACCTATGTAGTCCATAAGTTGTGTCTCTTCACTTGTTAGTGGTATTTGGTCTTGTATCTTATTACATAACTCATTATACTGTAAGTCACCTAATATTTGTTGTACTTGTGTTTGTGCGTAAAATATGTTAGGACGTAGTGTATGTGCGTCAAGGTTAGGACTGATACTCGTAAGAGAGGTAAGTTTATCCATACTTACCATTAAGACATAATTACTCATATATTAAATTGTTTCTTGTTCTTCCTCACCTAAATACGCCGAACACTCTTCTTCTGTTAAACCATATCCTGATTTTAACATTTGTTTTGCCATATCTCGTGTTATTTTATTTTTTGAATATTCCCTAATAATTCTCATAAGGTTTTGATATTCTCTACCAGACAACTTTTTAAGATTGTCATTTACCGACATTTCTGTCTCACTACCAGGTTCTGGTAATTTTGAAGTTACTTCACCTGCTTTTGGTGCCACACCAATTTCACCAGGTAATTCTTCAATATCTAAAATTGGGTTCTGTTCTAATACTAATTTAACTTTAACCTTTGTCTTCAAGAATATCATTCTCTCTAACTCACCTAAAATTAATCTTTGAACGGGTTTGCAACTTGTATTGATAAAGTGATTGTACGATATTAAAATCTCGTCTTTGTTATTACCCAATCCTTGTGCTCCCATTTCTCTAATTCCCAGTAACAGAGGAGAGGTAATTTGATGTGCTGTAATTATATTTTGAGTTACCTGTGATGTTATATTCTCATATAGACCATCTGTTGTTGATGGTGTAATAACATCTACCTGTGGTTTCTGTTCGCTACTTTCAATAAAGTTCAAGAAGAACTTTTGTCCGTTTGTTCCACCATAGATATTTTTTAACTTATCCATTATATCTTGCCTTTCGGTCGCTGGCGGTATTTCTCCCACAAGCGATAAAGCCATAGATGGTGTCATATTACTTTGAATAGACGACAAGTGATGATTAACAACTTCTGTTGCTAATTGTAATGAAGGTACTGCTGATATGTATTGTGGGTAACCATAATAGAACTGACCGTTTGGTTCATAATCTTTGTAGTAATAGTATTGTCTTGCGTCTGTTGTATTATCCATATTGAACGCAGCAACTCTAATAGGTTTGTATCTTTGGTCTCTGTATCTATCCCAATTCTCACTAAAATAAAAATCTCTTACAATATCATCTTCACCCGCTTTACCACTTCTCCACTTGTCTACTGGTGTGTGATAAAAGTGTGCTATACCACCTTCATTTGAACGAACTATTTGTAGACCGAATGAACCTAATACTACATAGTCCTTAACTAATTTTTTATACAAAGAATATATATCCTCTGTTGGATTAGCAAACATAATTAATTCCTGATGTGCAGGGTCTTCTGTTGTCAACTCTTTTCCTTGTATCCCTGATATTTTGGATTGAAGACACGCCCTGTGGACTGGTACGTTTTGAAAGTATAATTGAAAAGAACTATACAAATTATTATTCTCACCGTACTTGACATAAGGTTCATTACGTAAAATCTCTACGTATTGTGGTAGTCGTGCTGCTCCATCAAATTGGAACGCTTCTAATGTTATTTTATTAGTTTTACTCATATACTTAAATATATCCAATTAACCGTTTATCTTCAATCTTTTACGAATTATTATCAATATCTTCCGTTTCTACCGCAATTTCTTTTGGTTTTAGTTCAATATTGTACGCAGTCATAGCTTCTTCAATAGAACCAAACTCGTCCCAACCAACATTAATACCATCAGGTGTGTACGCAATTTCTACCTCCATCATATTTCTATCTTCTTTTGTATCAATATCTCTGTATAATCCTTCTTCTAAAAATAATTTGTATATCATATTAATTTAATTTTATCCTGTTATAGTCCAACCTTTACCTGTTGCAATTGCACGTTCTGGTGCTGTTAGTGCCGCTGCACCCGTACACCCTGTTATATCTATTGTTTTACTTGATACTGTTGGTAAGTCATTAAACACTTGAACGAGTGCTGCTTGTCCTAAATCATTATATGGGATACTTATTTGTGGTGAAGTACCAGTCCACGTTGATGATGTATTTAAAAATCTTAATGACGTTAATTTTGTTTTTATTGTACTACTACCTTGAAACTGAAACTTACTAAAAAATTGATTTGTGGTAAGACCTGTCATAGCTTCGTTAAAAGAAAAGAAATTATCTGCGTTCACACTTCCTCCACTTGTTCTACCCATATTTTCAATATTAGTAACTACTCTAACCGCAGTCGCCTGATTAAAACACTCACTAACGTTAGTAACACCTGATAATATTGGTAATGATAAATCTTCAAGTGAATAACAAAATCTAAATGTAGCGTTCATATTTGTTAAACTATTCATACTTGTTGGGAACAAAACATATTTTAGATTTTCACACCTATTAAATGTGGTTTGTAATGTAGAACAACTATTCATAGTTGTTGGTAATTTAACATATTCTAATTGATAGTTTTGATTGAATGTTGCAGATAATGTATTAGCTACACTTGCCGCTTCTGGAAACTCAAAATATTTTAAACTTCTACAATCATCAAACATTTGACCGAAGTTAATTGATGATGAACTTAATGTGGTTGGGAATATTACTTCTTGTAACCCATAAGCACCACCAAACATATTACCAAAAGTCGTACAACCAGTCATACTTGTTGGTAAATTAACTATTTCTAATGATGGTGAACTGTTAAACATTAAAGATGTTGAAGTACAACCATTCATAATAGTTGGAAAATCTACTCGTTTAATACCAGCTGATTGGAACATATTAGCCATAGTAAATGATGTTCCTAATGTTGTTGGTAGTATAACATATTGTAATGATATAGTACTATGGAATGTTCTTGAAAAGGTTGTTATACCACTCATACTCGTTGGTAAGAGTATGTATTGTAGTGCTCTACAATATTCAAACGTAGATGACATAGTAGTTACGGAGTTTAAACTTGACGGTAAATAAACAGCTTCTAACATACCACAATAGTTTGCTGATGTACTTGCAAAAAAAGCGTTTGCCATACTTGTCAATCCTGTTGTTCCAAAATTGGCCGCTAATATTGGTTGTACTTGTAGACCAGCAATTGTAGTTGCTTTGGATATAAAAAATCTTGTTATAGTTCCTGATGTTGCGTATATTCTACATTTGAATGTAGTTGTATTTGGTAATGTTGTACCCGTCAATCCTGAACCAAAAGTATATTTCTTTTGTGCTTGTGTATTTGATGTAATACCTGTTGTACTTGTACCATCACCCCAATCAACATTATATGTTCCTGTTGATGTTGTAACTGTAAAAGAAACGGTAGCTAAACCTGCGTCACAAGTTGTTAAATATATTTCATTATCTGGAACACCTGTTATACTAACCCAATCACTCGGGTAGGTATAAGGATATGGTGTTGATGTTGTACCACTCGTTATTGGTAAAGCGAAACTTCCTATTGCCATATTATACTATTGTTGTTAAGTTTATTGTCACTCCAATATTACCTGTCGGTGAGTTGGTTGAGTATATTTTTACTGAACCTGATGAACTAACTGTTTGTGGTAATATTTGTGCAGTTATTACTATACCAACATCACTATTGTTTGGTATTACTTGTACTGATGTTGAAGATGTAATTGAACCATTTGAATAAGTATATTCATATAATCCTGCGTTCAAAGTCCAACCTGTTGAAGCTAATGTTACACCTGTGATTTGTGTTATACCACCTCCACCTGGTGTTATTTCTGTTCCGTTAAGGAATAATGAACCTGTAATTGATGTAGTACCATCAATACTTGTAACACCTGCTACTCCTGTGCCCGACCCCAAATAATTAAATGGTGATTGAATAAGGTTACTTCCTCCTTCTATAATATTTTGTATTGATGAACTTATTTCATTAATACCATTACTAGCCACTTGTAATGAACCTGTAATTGCAACCGAACCAGTCATTCTAATTCTCTTACCTGTTGCACCTGCGACTAAATTAATTGAACCTGTATGTGCTGTTATATTAATATCAATATTATCTCTTGTAAATAAATCAAAGGATTTGTCACTTGATATAGATACTGCACCTACTGTACCCGCACCTGGTTGCACACCATCAACAATTAATCCACCTCTTATTGTAGCCGAACCAGACATAGTAAAAGCGGTTTGACTTAATGATGAATTATATATGTCAACTGAACCTGTTATTGTTTGTCTTAAACCTAATGAACCTGTTGTGATTAAACCATTTCTATCACCACTAACAGGAACACCATTAACAAGATATTGTCCTGTAATATTTAATGAACCTGTAATTACTACATCTCCCGTATAAGGACTTTCAAACGATGTACCTGATGTTCCACTCGTTCCAGAAGCACCAGTCCCACCAGACGTTCCTGATGTACCCGCAGTACCACTTGTTCCTGACGAACCATTATCACCTGATGTACCACTTGAACCGTCTATACCAGACGTTCCTGATGAACCTGATATACCACTTGTTCCTGATGTACCATTAATACCTGACGTTCCACTTGTTCCATTAATACCTGACGTTCCACTTGTTCCATTAATACCACTTGTACCTGATGTACCTGATGAACCTGTACCACCACTCGTTCCACTTGAACCTGATATACCTGATGTACCACTTGTTCCGTTAGAACCTGACGCTCCTACATTACCTGTTGGTATAAAACTTATTTCACAGTTCTGTATATTAGGTATTGTGTTAGGTGAACCACCAGACCATACAACAAGAACATTATATACTTTTTGGAAACCTGTTCCATTTGTTGTAATACCTGTTACTTGATATTGGAATTGGTCTCCATTATTTGAATTAACAATATTCAAATAACCTTTCATAGTACTTGTTGAACCTGAAAAACTATTTAACCATAATGATAAATCACCACCGTTAGCGTCTTCATAAGTTAATGTAACTATTGTTGTTCCTGATGGTTGTGCGTTGTTAAACTTGAACGACTGACTACTTGTAAATCCTGTCGTTGTATTTGTTGTAAATGTATATATAAATCCACTATTAGTTCCTGGTAGACCTTGTGGTCCTGTTGCACCACTCGTACCTGATGTACCAGCAGTACCACTCGTTCCTGATGTACCACTTGTTCCTGATGTTCCTGGTACACCTACTTCACCATTTGCCACACAACTTACCCATACTTCACTACCTGCTGTTCGTGGGTCCTGGATACTTTCAAATACAATCGTACAACCTGATACTGTTTTATTTCTAACATCAACAACAAACATAGAGTTTCCTGTACCAGTACTTCTTGACATAGCTAACAAACCATTAGTACTATCGTTTGTTGTTCCAATATGATAATCAATTGCTACATTATAGTTAGTGTTAGAAAATGGTAAAGTAAAACTTATATCTCTTGTGATTAAACCTCCCGATGTAGACCAACCTGTATTATCAAAATAAAATTGTTTTGCGTCTAATCCAAAACCTACTCCACTCGTACCTGACGTTCCCGCAGTACCACTTGAACCATTAGAACCCGATGTTCCACTTGTTCCGTTTATACCACTTGTTCCTGACGTACCAGACGTACCACTTGTACCTGATGGTGTTGTGGTGATGATAAATAATATTGGGTCGTTATTACTAAACTGGTGTGTCGCTGAAACTAATGTAACAGGGAAAGACCAATATGTTGTATTATCAGTTGCAGTTCCAATATCCCATACTTGTATATTACCTTGAACTGATTTATCTTGTAATGTAATTCTTGAACCACTCTTTAAGTTCCCTAAAAATATATCAAGATTATCCCCTTGTTGGTCTACGTCACTTACATTTAATATTGTTGAACCTGTTTGTGTTGCGTTGTTCCAAATAATATGTCCTGCTAATGGGTCACCACTTGTTATATTTGTCTTCGCTTGATAATTGAAGAATGAGTTTGATATACCTGATGAACCTGACGTTCCATTACTACCTGACGTACCTGACGTACCAGCAGTTCCACTACTACCATTACTTCCTGATGTTCCTGATGTTCCATCAATACCAGACGTACCACTTGTACCAGAAGTTCCTGTTGAACCACTACTACCAGACGTACCACTTGTACCTGTTGAACCTGAACTTCCTGATGTACCAGATGTACCACTACTACCATTACTTCCTGATGAACCACTTGAACCATCACTACCTGATGAACCTGATGAACCACTTGAACCTGATGTTCCTGATGAACCTGAACTTCCTGATGTTCCAGAACTACCATTAGAACCTGATGTACCTGACGTACCACTTGTTCCTGATGTTCCACTTGTAAAAGATAATCCATTAACTGTTAATGAACCTTGTACTTGTACTGAACCTGATAATATTTGTACGTCACTTAATTCATCACCTAATTGGTTTGAACCACTTGAATAAATTACTGACGCTGTTTCATAGATTGTTTCTAAATAAGTAAATGACGCAGATACTGCTGTAATATTTCCTGTTATATTAACTGACCCTGTGATTGTTTGGTTTCCAATAAAAACATTTGAACCAGTTGTCGCAATATTGTTTGGCACATTTGAAGCGAATGAAGATGTTAGTGCGTAAGATGAACTTACTACATTATCAACTACAAAAGATTGTGTTGTTCCATCACCGAATGTGACTTTTATTTTATCTGTCTTTGTTGGAAAATTAAATCCATTAACATCACTCACCAAAGAACCTGTATCAATCTCCACAGGTTTCCCGTTCACTAAAAACGAACCTGATATATTAACTATTGTGTTGGATACTTGAATAGGAATATTATTACCCAAACCATCTTGTAATGATTGTGTGGTAGCCGTAACTCCTGTTGTGCTGTCCGCCAACTTGATTAACCCTTGATAGGTCTGTGAAATGTTATTACCGAATAATGTGCTCATAGTATAGTAATTGTTTTTTAATTATAAACTGGATATGGATTTTCCCAATTAAAGTTAGCGAATTGCCAATAAACATTTGCTTCGTTCTATTTTAATGGGTCTCTACATAAGCCAGGGTCGTAATACACAACCATTAGTGCCTCATCATTAGGACTTATGTAGGATATAAAACAAGTTGGGTCGTTATAAACTACTGCCTCGCTAAAAGGGTTATTGTCTACATATTCAGTAAAACATATCTCATCGTGAGGAACTGTCGCTAAACCCATTTCAACCACACCATTAGATAATAATGGATTAAGATTAGTTGAACTAACCTGGTCGTAAATGGTATAACTATATTGTCCCTGATATAAATGTATATTACAAGTTGAACCTGTAAATACTTCTGGTTGTAATGGATAAGATGTGAATGTAAAAGTATCAAATCTACCTGCGTGTGGAACTGTTGCGTTGAAAGGAATAAAGTATTTCTTATCCTTTGTTTCTAAATTAGTTAAGACCCACAGGTATGTTGGATTGTTTGATTCACTCTCGTTACTTACCGTTACATCTAAAGAATTAAGTTGGTTGTGTAATAAGTTTAACATTATATATTAGGATTAGTTTGTACCCATATTAAACCCGTTTCTACGACCCCATTTGATAAAGTAGGGTTAAGGTTAGTTGGACTAGATTGGTCATAAACTGTGTAGGTATATGGACCAATATGTAGATGTATATTACAGTCAGGACCAATTAAATTGACAGGGTCCAAATCAACCGTTGAAAATGTAAAACTATCAAATCTATTTTTATCATTTGTAGTAACATTCTCAGGGATAAAATAAACTTTAGTCTTACGTTCTAAATTAACTAGTTCAAACAAATATGTCGCACCTGTTAATGTTGTTTCATTACTTACAGTTACGTCAATTGTATTGGTTGTGTCCTTTAGTATATATATCATCCTAATTAAAAAAAAGGGCGGATTTTACCCGCCCCTAATTTGTGTTTGATTATTTATTACGCTGCGGTAATAGTGATACCACTCAACGCTGCTGATAGTGCGTTATTTGTAACATCAATAAACGACGCTGGGTTCGCTTGTAAGAAAGTTAAAGTTACATCGTAACCTTGTCTATCTGTGTATGCTGTACCTGACGCTAAGTTAATTGCTGTTGCGTCACCACCATCAAAATCTGCCCCAAATAAGATGTACTCATCTCTGTTAGTTCTTACTAACGCTTGAACGTTTCCACTCTTCGCTAAAAGAGAGAATTGGTTTCTTAATTGTGGGGTAATATCTCTAAACAACGCTGTGATTGTTTGAGTATAAACTACCGTACCATTTGCTGGGTCTGCCGCCATTGCCTCGGTGAAGTTTGAACCACCTCTATATAATTCAAATTCTACAAGGTTTCCACTACCTGAGATAATGTCAACTTCTTGTGTATCACCTGAACCAGAATAAGTAATTCCTGTAATTGGTGCTGAGAATATATATAAACTCTGGATACCACCAACTCCTGCCTTACAACCTAAACTATACGCTGAACTTACTGAACAACTCATATATGTATATTTTTATTTTGTTTTTTGTTTATGTTTTTTAAAAAGGGGAGAATTAACTCCCCTTTTAATATGTTTCTAATTACGCTAAGTTGTTAGAAATGATTTGGTCAACACCTGTTTGTGCTCCAATTCTAAATTGACACTTCATACGAACTTCTTGATTGTCCATAGAGTACCACATCTTGAATTGTGAGTAGTCAGATACTAAATCTGTAACGATGAAGAAGTTTGCCTTCTTACTGATGAAAATTCTGTTTGAACCTTTCAATCCGTGTA